CAGGCACGTTTATTAAACAAGGTAAAGGAGTTAGAGGTTGCGTTAAGTAATCTTAAGCTTGAGCATGTTGATTTAGCACGTAAGCAGAGTATATTTAACTTACAGGTAAACACTAACATGAATGCGATTGGCAGGAAGTTGTTCCCAGAACAGTATGAAGAAGCCAGGGAGGGGATAATTCAACTATGAAAGCTATGTTAATAATTAGAGATCCTTTTGGCGATGGCGATATTGAGACTAAATATATTCCCTGTAAGAAGGAGATAAAAGATAATTATTATAAGTCGAAATTAGAAGGATTTGATAAAGAGGAAGCGGTGGATCGGTTTTACGGCAAGTTCAAAGCTAATGATTAAATATCTACTCTTAGCATTAATTATATTAGTACCTTTATATTTCGGTGTATGGATGCCGAAAGCACCTTTTGATTTACCTAAAGCGATAGTATTGCTTAGTCTATCGTTTGCGATATTAGTCATATGGTTTGTAAAGTCGGTTAGAAGCTATGATATATAAAAGTTGTAAAAATTGCGAATATATTGATAGGGTAAGTGATAATTGTATACGTTATCCATCGGCTATTCCAATACCTGATGATCCATGTGGAGAATATGTATGTGATTTTGATTCAATAAGAATTGGCTTTGCCAAGTATATAGACTTATTCAAAAAAGATATACGTGGTTTAAGTAAAGAAGTAAAAAGTTTAAAAAAAGAAATAAAGCGTCTAGGTGGTAATCCAAGGAAGCTTGGTGTCTAATGAGGTGTAAAGACAATTTGGATCGCCCGATCATCGCAGTACTCGTTACTACGATAGTTGCGGTTTGTTTTGGTGTCAATGTGTTAGTCGGGGCATTTGGCACTACTAAGAAGATGGACGGTTTTTTGTCTTTGGTTGTATACGTCTTTCTTTTTTACATGGTATGCATGTGTGTAAAGGAGAAGGATGTAAAGTTGTTTTTGTATGGTATGTATAGCGTTGCGGTTTTATCGTCTATATATGGTATTTGTCAGATGCATGGTATAGGGCCTTATATAGACAGGTGGAACGCGGCGGTTGTGCTTCATCCTAATTCTACCTTTGGCAATGTAGCGTTTTTTAGTGCGTACATGGCGATGACAGTGCCGCTTTTACTACATAGTGTATTCAAGAGTAAGTGGCTGATACCTGTTTTAATATTGGTATTATATACTTTATTTGAATGTGGGCAGAGGGCGGCTGTGGTTGCCTTTGCAGTATCGCTAATCTACTTTGCGTGTATGTACAGGAAAGAGATAGTCAAGCGCACTGCATTTGGTATATTATGCATAATGGGCCTGTCTGTAATTTGTTTACATGATACGCTTATTAGAAAGTTTCTCGGTGGTAGTCAGATCCGGATTGATATGGCGGTGTTCGGTTGGCAGATTATATTAGATCATTTCTGGACAGGCATTGGGCCTGACAACCTTGTACTCGTCTGGAAACAGTATAGCGGCTTTGCAAGAAATCAAGGTAGTCTGCACAATGAAGTGTTGGATGTGTTTGCAGAAACAGGGGTATTTGGTTTATGTGCATGGCTATATTTCTTAATATCTTATTTCAGGATAGTATGGAAGAATAGAAGTAGTGAGATTGTGGTGGCTTTGAGCAGTGCTGTGGTAGCGTATTTAGTACAGAATCAATTTAGTTATAGTACAATGCCTTTGGTACTGACGTTCTGGGTATTAATTGGGCTGACTTTAGTAGCGATAAAGAAAGAAGATAGTGAGTTTAAAAGACATGGTATAGATTATTATTAGATAAGTGCTCGCAGAAGCGGGGAGGTTAACTTGAGTAGATTTGCAATTTCAGGCGTATATGGTGATGGTGAAGGTAATATTGTAGTCAGCGGCACTGTAGTGTTTTATGTTTATAATGCTTCCGCTCCTACAGTGCCGACTACAGTAGCTACGTTCTACGAAGATAAGACTGGTGGTAGTGCTGTAACGTCAATAACCACAGATTCAAATGGTGTGTACGAAGCGTGGTTTGACGATGCTGACTATTCAAACGAATCTATATTCACTGTAATCACCAGTAAGTCAACTCATACCGATGTACCATATCATTTCAGTATTCCCGGGCTTCCGCCCGCACGTATTAAATCAGGCTTTGAAATTGATGATACCACACGCGATCATCAATATATATTAGCAGTAAATGAACTTTCTGCTGACAGAACGATAACACTTCCTCTTTTAATTGCAAATGATATTTTTGTATTTGCCGATTTCATTCAAACGCTGACAGGTAAGAATATTGGCGATCCTACTGATAACACTAAAGATATAGCATTTACATTAAGCGGTGCGACCACAGCAAAGACACTAACATTAATATCCGCTCATACTGACGACAGATCCATTACATTTCCAGATGCTACCGATACGTTAGTTGGCAAGGCGACTACAGATACATTATCTAATAAGAAAGTAGGAGATCCATCGGATATTACTAAAGATATTGCATTTCTATTAAGTGGTGCGACTACAGCGAAAACTCTTACCCTTTCCTCTTCGCATACAGATGACCGTACATTTACATATCCTGATAGGACAATGACAGCCGGTATTATATTAGGTACTGAGCAGGCATCTACGAGTAGCACTGCAATAAATTTTATTTCAATCCCTGCTGGCGTGCGCAAGATAACCATAATGTTTGTTGGGGTATCTAAAGACGGGACGGAAGAAATGCTGGTTCAGATAGGAACTTCAGGTACGGCAGAAGCTTCGGGGTATTTAGGTGGTACTTTGGATTCTGCTGGCAGTGCAAGGAGTACAGCAGGGTTTTTACTTGAAACAGCAGGTGCGGCGGCAGGCATACATCACGGATCGCTCATATTGACTTTAGAAGATTCTGCCGCGTTTACATGGACAGCGCATGGAGGACTTGCAAGATCAGATGTCTCTAGTACTTCGGTTTCTAGTGGCAGTAAATCTCTTGCTGCGGAACTTGACATGGTAAGCATTACAACTACGGGAACACCAGATGATTTTGATGCTGGTGCGATTAACATTCAATATGAGTATTAAGATATGAAAGTAATAGAAATTAATGTAATTACAGGCGAAGTAACTGAAAGAGCATATACGCAAAAGGAAATTGATGCAGTTGCGGTAATGGATGTTGAGTCTAAGGCAAATAAGAAGAGGCAAGGCGTAGCACAAAAACGCAAAGAAGCGATTGAAGAGTTATTAATGACGAGTATTGATACAAAAGCGGTAGCATATCAGAATGCGAAAGCGGGGTTATAAATATGGCATTAGGTGATAATATTGGTAGTAGTATCGGTGGTTTTGGTGGTGGGAATATAGGAAGCAAGGTTGGATTTCAACTTGGCGGGCCTGTGGGTGGAGTAGTTGGGGGACTTGCAGGCAGGGCGCTTGGTAGTTTCGGGTTTGGCGGGTTTGGCGGGTTTGGAGGCAAAGGTCATCATCGTGGCGCATTACCTGAATTTACCATACCTGAAAACACTCCGAGTATATTAGATACTCCTAATCAATTCAGATCGTTTCGAGGATTAGGTGGTGAAGGTGGTATATTAACAGGGCAAAGGAAATCAATAAATAATGTGTTTTTCCCTGCTTTAAATGAACTACGTGATTTACAGGTGTCTGCTGGAACGCGTATCAATGAAATAAACAGTATACGCAATGATTTAAAAAGGCAATTTCAATCGTTTGCCAGTGCAACACCCTCAAGCCCTGCCGATATGGTTAGAAGGAATCAAGGTATGGCAAATGTAGCATCAGGGCTTATTGCCGGTATAAATAATTTTAGATCAGACCTGGGGTTAGGCCCGCGTATTGCTCCCGGTTCGCAGCCAGAGCAACAGGAAGGCATTGGAGATCGGGCAGGGAGGGCAGCCGTTCAAGTCGCAGGCAGGTTCTTGCGCAGACCGCAATTGCCAGAACGTACAAGCTTTGGGACAGGTGGGTTTACCCAGAAGTCTAGTCGTGGGTTTGGAGATGTTTCAGAACTAAAACAAGAAGCAGATGTAATTGTTCCAAGCGGATTTACACAAAAGCAGGCTACATCGCCAGAACGTGCATCTCGATTAAGAAATGTATTTTAAGGAGGTTGGTATATGTATAATACAATGAAAGTGCCAGTAAAACAGCCGTTTACATTTGGCGGTGTGCCAAGAAGCGAAGGCGGGACAATCCCAGATGTAGCGACTACGGAAGTATTTACAGATGCGATTTATGTCGGTGATGCAGAAACCTTGTCAGTTGCGTTTCAAGTAACCAATGCAGGCGGTACTACTCATGCATTGGTACAGTATGAAATGAGTACGGATTTCGATCCTCGAATAGAAACTGGCAATGAAGGATCGCCAATTGCAAATTGGGTTGATACGACTAATATCGTTGCGGATAACACAACAAATGATACAGATGTATTAACAGCAATTACACCAACGCTTTGTACATGGTTAAGGATTAAGTTTAGTGGCGCTGCATCTAACGGTTCGTTTAATAGAATAAGAGGAAGTGTGCTTAGACAGTAAAGGGGAAATTATGCAGGTTATATTAAGTAGATACAAACAAGTTCAAACAGGTAGAGAAAAGTATTGTGTTTCTCTTGGCGTTGTTATTAGATGTAAAAGCATGGACAAAGACATGGCTATAGCGCTTGCATCTAAACTCAGTGGCGGTAAGTATGTAGACAATACTGTTAATGTTACTAAAGTTGTGGGCCGCATTGCGTATGTACCGGTAGCAAAAGTAGAGAAGTCGAAAAAGCTTAAAGTAACTGATAAGCGGTCGGAAGAGTTTAAGGCTAAAGTAGAAAAACCTAAAAAGTCAAAAGGAGAAAAAGAAGAAGTAAAGAAATCTTATGGTAAAGATAAATGATGATGATTGATAATAAATATGAAATTGGAGATATTGCATATTTGAAAACCGATGATGAGCAATTGCCCAGAATTGTAATTGGCATTTCTATTGTTCCGAATGGCTTATTGTATAGATTGTCATTTGGGGCTACGGATTCCAGTCATTATGACTTTGAGATTTCTACTGAAAAGAACTATCTATTAACAGAAGGAGATGGTGAGGTAAATGCTTGATGGTAAAGATAAATGATCAATTCTGTGCAGACCAATTCGCGGGCTATAACGCATTTATACAATCATGGCTATACCATGAATTTATAAACTGTCCGCTTAAAATACTTGGCCTATTTACAGGGAATAAGTATGGAAAGACGTTCCTTGCGGCACGAAATTATTGTGATCGGATATTTGGAGTACATGGTGTACCTCGCAAAAACGTAGTATATTTTAAATGTGATGCGAAAGTAAATGGCGAACCGGCCGGACATGAATTCAGTCCGAAAGATATGAGGCAGCATTTTCCTAATGTCGGGCATATGGTTAATCTTGACGGTACTGAACGGTGTTATCATCCTGATTGCGGCGAACCTATCCATGAAGTAAAACGTATGGATCGTGTATTCAGGTTTTCAAGTGCATGCTTACCGATGCAAGGCGAGGATATATACCATCGGAAGAAAGGAGCAATGGCTCGATACGGGCAGGCAATGGAGGTTAAAAATGTACAACATCCTGCGTTTAGAAAATTAATACCGCCATATTTAGTTAAGCAGGATTGCACTACTCGTTCTGCTCAAATGGTAATACAAGATCCACATGGCAGGCCACCTGTGCAGATTGCATTTACATCATACAAGCAGCCTCTTGTTGATAAAACAGGGCAGAGCTTAATGAGTGTATGGTATGACGAGCAGGCAGGGGAAGATGAAGTAAGCGATGGTCGTGCCCGTGTTATATTTGAAAAAGGAGATCAACTTTTAACGTGTACTCCAATTGACTTTACGAGTTTTTACTTTAATGAAATATTTGAACAGGCACAGATTATATATAGAACTAAAACAATTACAGAGTTCCTTCTAAAAGATGAAGGCATTCAATATCCACAAATAGAATATTTAGATAGTAAGTTAAGTATAGCTGTATTCTGGGCGGCTACTGACGATAACACCCTTATAGATAAGCAGGAAATTGAAGATTTATTAATGACACATGACGACCCTGTAATGAATAATATAAAAAGATACGGTTTGTTCAAGCAGATCAGCGGACGCATCTTTCCTCAGTTCGACAATAATATACACCCGTATGAAGGCAATAAAATATTTAACCCTTTTCAGATGAATTAAAGGAGTATTACATATGGCAAATGAATTTGGAATTGCAGATGCAAAAACAATAGCAAAGAGACTAGAGGCTGAGATAAAAGACTCTACTGAAAATACTGAAGAAAAAGAAGATTTAGTTGGCATGATAAATATGCTTATCAATATGCCTAATCTTCTAAAGGAAAAGAAAACACTTGAGAGTGCCATTAGTAAGAACAGGGGTATTCTCACCCAACTTGAAGAAAAAGTAGAGAAGGAAGAACTTGAAGCGGATGCGATGATAGGTGTGTTAAGAAAAAAAGTATTGTCAGAAGAAACTAATTTAGCTGAAACCGAGCAGAGATGTCAGGCGCAGTTAAAGCAAATGGCAAACGATCATGAAAAGATGTTAACCGAAGCGCGAAAAAAGGCAAAAGATGAAATAGGTGCAATTCGCCAAAGTGTTCAAGAGGAAAGAGATGCAAGTGCACTGGTCAAGACAGAGCTTGATAAAATGGAGGCAAAATTAGCTGCCTTTAAAACCACAGTAGCTAATATGTAAGGTATGAATAGCGGCGAGATACATATAGATCATATTAAGCCAAAATGTTCTTTTTTTTATAAGTCAATGGATAGTCAAGAATTTAAAGATTGCTGGTCTTTGGACAACCTACAGCCTCTGTTTGCAATAGATAATATGCGGAAAGGAGCGCAGATGTCCTATGAACCTTAATGTACGTTCAGAGGACTGGTAGGCATGACGGAAGAGAGGGAAGTGACCAATGTATTATATTTGGCACTTTAACCGGTACGAATGAATTCTTCATTTGGGACCAGCTAAAACTTCCTCATGCTACTAATACAACTGAAATGGTTGTAAATGCAATTGCAGAGAAAAGTAAAAAGCTAAAGTTTAAAATAAACTTAATAGATCCATATGCGAATAAGATTCAAAGTAATGTAAATATTACCGTAGTAGACGATATGAACCGTCAATTCGTTAAGCTGAAACAGCAAGGTATATGTTCAGGTGGATACTGGGAATCATGGGATTCTAAGTCAGTGCTTGGCAGGGAAGAGTTGAAGCTTAGATTGAAAAATTCTAAAGAGTGCAAAGAACCTTATTCAAATGTAGTTGATAATAAAGATGGAACAGTAATATATTTACCTACTATCTGGATAAATAAAGAAAAGTGTCCTGACGTTATAAAGAGTATTGCAAAGTGGAGTACGGAGAAAAGTGGTAAACCGGCTCAAATGCATAGTCATTTCTGTACAGCAATCGAAGCGATATTTAAAGATATAAGATTTAAGGCGAGAATGAATATAGAAGAGTTTGAAGTACATAATCCATATGCTAAGTATTTTCATTCAGAAGGAAGGGTTGCGATTTAATTTATTATTGTCCTGTTTGTTATAAAGAAATACCTGAAAAGTTTTTTGGTGATAATGCTCCTGTTTATTCGGGATGCATTGAAATGTATGGAGCGACAAAAGAGGGGGCGGTTGCTACAGGGAAAGGAACTATTAAGCTTGGAGAGACCCCCGGAGAGTTTAAATCTTTTGGATATGCGAAGGAAATATTTACTGAATGGTTTGATGCAATAAGAGATATGCAGAAAGAGAATAGCGTTAGAATTAGAAAGTGTATAACAAATGCCGACTAAAGAAGAAATTGAAAATGTTGTAATCGAGCGTACTGAAAAAGAATTCGATATAGATGTTCGTAATCACGATCAGGAAAATAAAGATTTCCAGCGGTATCAATCTATATACAATCTCGAACCGATTGCCACGTCAGAAGAGTGGATGTCAAATACTGTATTACCTGAATTCTTAACTGAAATGACCGTTCAAACAGGTATAGAAGTAGCTCAAGAGTTCAGGCGCAGGGATTACGTAGAAATATATCATGAATCTAAAGAAGATGAGCATCGGTTAGCAGGTGAAGCGAATAAAGAATTAATTAACAGGGTGCTTAATAAGCGACATGTACATTATTATCAAAAACGTGCTAAAGCATCCGGTCTTAAAAACATGAGCGGTAAAGTATTTTTTAAATGTGTATGGGAACGTAAAACTGTAAAAAGTACTGAGATAGAACAGCAGGCAGTTCCACTTGAAACTCCTGTACCTGGCGGTCAGCAGGAATTTCTTGCAGAAGTTGAAGTTACTAAAGAAGAAGTAATATTTGATAGGTGGAATCTTGAAGTATTAGATCCAAGAAACGTATTCCTCAGTCCTGAAGTTGCATATTCTGTAAGCGATAAAAAACGAGTGTCGATCCAATATGATACGGACATTAATGAAATGGAAGAGTCTCAAGAACAAATGGCTTACTTCAACCTTGATAAAGTTCGAGATGCTTTAGAGAATATTGAAGCTGAACGGACAGATGTTGAAGAGGGCAGTGAATCCAGAGATGAACCAGATGTCTACGAGTGGACGGCTCTAAAACCAATAAAAGCGATAGAGGTGCATCTTCAGGAATGGGTTTTGTTAAGTGATGATGGCGTAACGATTAAACCTGGGATTGACGGGAAGGGTAATCCGTTAAAGAAAAAAGGTGCAGTACTTAGAAAGATAATTAAAGCATATGTAATTATAAATGATAAAAAGATATTAGTTAGGTATCAGCGTTATCCGTTTAGAGATCCACGTGGGAATACTTACAACCCGATTGTGCTAGGTAAATGCTATATTCATCCTACTGAAGATCAAGGCTTTGGCGACGGCAAGGCAAGTCTGCCACTTGAAAACGCACGTAATGGTATATTTAATATGGGTATAAATCGTGTAACGCTTGCTACATTACCAACCCTTAAAGCGGGAACTAATTCTGCGCAGGAATTTAGGAAAACATGGAATTTTGAGCCGAATGGAATAATGGAGGCTTACAATCCAGACGACCTACAGGAATTTGTAATTAGTGACGATATTACAGGTGTAAATAACATAATGGGGCATCTTACAAGCTCTCAGCAGGCGGCGACAGCAAGCTTCCCAACAGCGCAGGGAGGCTTACCACTGGCAAGTACCTCCGCAACGGCTACAGTAGCTTCAGAGCAACGTACAGATGCAAGGCAGTTCTATAAAGGAATGACGTTTGATAACACTGCCTTACATGAAATATATGATCGTATTATATGGATGTACTGGCAATTCGCATTACCGGAAACAGCAGAACGTGATTTCGGTGAAGATAAGATAATTAATTTTAATCCGTTTTTAGACCATACGTTTAAAACTGTAACAGAAGCACTTGAAACTGAAAGTTCAAAAGCTGCGAAGATTCAGGTATACGATAATATGTTTGCTCAAAATGCTCAAATACCTAACAAAAATACATTAAAATTGCTTAATCGTATTAATGTAAAAAAGTTTAAATTACTTGGTGATGAATTTGAAGATGTTCAAGATTCGCTATTTGACGAAACAGAAGAGTTTGCTGGCGTAGGCGGTCAAGGCTCATTGCCAGGTCAGTCGGGCGCACCGGCAACTAATCAAAGTGGAATTGCTCAAAGCGGTACTGAGCAACAGGCAAGAAGCCAGACAAGGGACAATTAAATAAAGGAGTCGGTTAAATGGTAGATTATGATACATATGTACAGAAATTCGGTACGAGATCAGGCGCGTCAAAAGAACGCCGTGTAAGTATTTCAAGAGAAATATATAATTTATTAAGCAAAAAACTTGCAGTTGCGTTTGAAAATGAAGTTAATCTTTCCATTATGGAAGATGTTTTAATCCGCATTTCAACTGCAATGATGAATGACGATAAAGATAAAGATAAAGATAATGCAACTCTAAAAACATGGAAAAAAGTCAGTAAAATTATCAAAGAGGTATTAGAAAAATACAAAGATAAAGAAGATATATTAAACGATAGATATTATCAAGTCTCACTCTCACCGTCAGAACGTGATAAGTTTCTCGATAATCCGATTGTTATAGACGGTGCAATTGTAGGGTCAAGGCAGGCTGCGGGCATCATAGCATACGGCAAGTTCTATCGTGCGATGTGTACTGACGTTGGCGAGGCGGTCCGTATAGCATTAGTAGAAGCACAATATAAAGCAATTGAAGAATTATATGAGGCGAAGCAGAAAAATGGAACATCTTCGTACTACAATGCATTAAAAGAAATATGTTCAAATTGGAGTCGGAGAATAGGGGAGTATGAATCTTATTCTGGTAGTTTGAAAATTAGTAATAGGAGTATAGCAAATGGCTGAAGAAAAAGACGCAAAAGATAAATCAGGCGAAGGCGATACAGGTGATAAAAACGCAGTAACTTTAGAATCGTTAGCTGCGGCACTAGAAACACAGAAAGTCTCTCAGGATGAAGTGATTGAAGCATTAAGGGCGGATGGAGTTAATAATGTTACAAGATTAGAGCAGGTTATCAGGGATAGAGATGGGGATATTCAGAATCTTACTAATTTGCTCGGTAATCTCGGAAAACAGGAAGAAGGAGCAGGGGAAGAAGATTATACCGAAATGACTAAGGGTAAAGTTGAGGATATTGTAGCAAATACTATATCTGAAAGTAAAAAGGCGGAAACTGCTGCTAAAAAGGACGCAAATGATGCATATTGGGATACCTATGCTTCTGAAGTTCAAGAGCATCAAGGCGCAGAAGGCCCTGACGGCAAGCCTTTAAGTAAAGAAGCGCGAGAAGGGATTATGGAATTACTGAAAACTACCGTAATAGACAAAACCAAAAATCCTACTAAAGATGCTTATAAAAATCATAGAGAAGCTACTAAAATCTATTTCGGTCTTGGTAAAAAGGAACATGGTTTTAAAGGTGGGAGTGTTGCTGGAACGGGTAGTGGCGGTGGTGGGTTTAAAGAAGGCACGAAAACATCAAGAACTTTCTCAGATGCACAAAAAGAAGAGTTTAAAGAACTTGGGGTAAGTGAAGAATGGGCGAATAAGGTTTTAGATAAAAAGAAAGAAGAAGAGGTAACGTATTAAGTAATTAAGTAAATATTAAAAGAGCGCAATAAAAATAGAGGGCTTCGTCAGTCGGGCCGACTCTCGGCTGTACGGATGTCCTCTATTTTATTGCCGTAATATAATGGTAAAACAAAGAAAAGATGCAGTTTATGTTGATACGCGGCGACCAAGGCAGCAGCCGCAACAAAGACCGGCAAGGGCTATTCATGTACGTGGTCAGCCTATAGAGCCATATCAATATGAACGCCTGATTGAATGTTGGTATTGTGGCGACATTAATACCACAGGCAGGGATGAAGGCAAGTCCAGTAATAGTGCAATGTCGGCTACATATACAATGCCAAGAAGGGCATCGTTAGGAAGCGGTAAGAAGGATACTAATCAGTATATATCAACATTCAGGCCGATAAACGGTTATCGAGTAGCGCCGAATACAGGGCAAAATGGCTCTGTAAAAGCAGTTAAAGAATTTTGGACGGTAACTGCTTACCTTGGCTGTAAAGGCTGCGGCACGTTGCTTGAAGATAATTAAATAAGAAGTTGTATTTTTAGTAGTTAATATTTTTTTAGGAGGAAGGATTATGAGAGTAGCAGATAATTCCCATTCTCAGTTTCAGTGGGCGCCTGTAAGTGACCGAGACAAGGATGGTAATACAGGTGAGATTTTAAGGATTGGACAGCTTGTAGTTTCTGATAACTTCGGGAACGGTACGGCTGGCGACAGGTTTGGTACTGGAGGTGTGTTTAATTGCGGACAGGCAGCAGGTGTTTTTGATACCACAGAGGAAAAGATTATTAAGGGTATCGTGGTTGCCACCAATAACCAGACAAGGGTATTAAGTGCCCTTGCTAATTACGTTGGTATTGAGCAGATTACCGCAACGGTAACACAGGAAACAAAGGTAGCAAGGGAAAGTTCTCAAAGTGGTGGTAAATGGCCTCAGAACGATAAGGCAATGGTACAGATTGCAAGGATTACTGCTGATACGAAGATCAGGATAAATCTTTATAACTCTACAAGAGGTACTGCACCAACGGTAAACACAGTAACTACTGGTAGCGCAACAGGTGCAGGATTTACAGCAGATGCACATGACCACTCTACTCCTGTAGCTGGACTTGCATCATCTTATTTCAGAACTGGCCTTAACAGGGGCAGGGCTGCGCAGGGTACAGATACAAGTGCAACTGTAAAAACCTTTGCTGATGCTTTCCGTGATGATATTGCAGTAGGCGATACGGTTGTAACCGTACCTCTTCGTGAATATGGTTTGTGTTTTGTTCAACTTGATACGGAAGGTGATTTTATTGACATCTCTGCAAACCCTGCAACTAATTACTATGGTTTCCATGTAGATGAACTACATTTGGAAACAGCAGGGCAGGAATATGTAATAGGTCGTTTTGATGCTGCTCATTTTGCAGTAACCAGGTCGTAATGTATTTGTTTTTAGTGGGTCGGCACTTTTCTGTTTTAACACTATTGTTTAAAGTTTTTAGGAGGATTTAAAATGGGTCAGACTCACGGACAGATGAGTGTGTTTATGGAAGAAAAGCTCAAAGAGGTTGTTAATGAGGCCGAGGCTTTCTCACCACTCGATAATATGGTAAATGTGTTGTTTAATGTAAAAACGTCAGAAGAAGCGTTTGTACAGTTTTTAGGTTCAACTGATTTAGGCGCATTAGTACCTTTTGACGGGCAGTATGAAGAGGGTAATATTTACCCCGGGTACAAAAGCAGGATAGTATTTCCTGAATTCGGTTTAAAAACAGTGGATGAAAAGAAACTGGTTGAGGATCTTGGGTTCGGTAATGTGCTATCTAAAGCTGCAAATTTTGTTACCGCGGCTAAAGAAACCAAAGAAGATTATGCCGGTCGTTTCTGGGGCAATATGGATAGCGCAAGTTGGGATTTTATGTCAAGTGATGAGGGATTACCGGTAGCAAGTAACTCTCATACATCGACAGATCCTACTGTAAATCCTACGGCTCTTGGCGGGTTTGATAATCTTGGTGTAAATGCATTTAGTTATGCAGGGCTCCATGAAGCTCTTTGGAACATGCGTCAGTATAGAAAGAGTAATGGAAAACGTATTAATCGTCCTGATACTCAAGTATACGGTA